GTACTCGGTCAACCCGCAGACCCGCGAATCGACTGGCTCGCTCCAGCAGTTCGTGGTCACTGAGGACATTACCGCTGCTGCCAGCGCGTTTACCAACGTCAAGATTTCGCCGGCGATTTACACGTCGAGCGTTGCTTTGGCGACGGTGGATTCGTTCCCGCAGAACAGTGCTGCTGTGACGTTCTTGGGTGGCGCTTCGACGCAGTACCCGCAGAACCTTGTGTACCACCGCGATGCAATCGCGTTTGCTACGGCTGACTTGCTCATGCCGCAGGGCGTCGATATGGCTTCGCGCCAAGTGCACAACGGCATTTCCATGCGCGTTGTTCGTCAGTACGACATTAACAACGACCGTATGCCATGCCGTATTGACGTGCTGTATGGCTACTCGGTGATCCGTCCGCAGATGGCCGTGCGCCTCTGGGGCTAATGGTTAAATTTAAGGAGTAACTAAAAATGGCACTTCCTAATGGTTCTGGTGGTTATCAAGTAGGCGCCGGTAACGCTGCCGAGCCGTTGATGGGCGTTCTTAACGCCGTCACGGCTTACGCTGGCTCGACTGGCACTATCGCTGTGGCTGACCTTGAAAACGGTGTTTTCTCGGTTGATTCAGGCGGCACGGACGCTGGCACGTACTCGTTGGCAGACGCCGATGACGTCGATGCGGCTGTCAGCAGCGCTCGCGTGGGTAGCACGTTTGACTTCTTTTGCATCAATCTCGGTGACAACGGAGCAAACGATGTGACCTTCTCGGGCACCGGCTGGACGTTTGTGGGTTCGGCTGTGGTTGCTGACGGTGCGTCGGGCCACTTCCGCGCTCGCAAAACCGGCGATGCTGCTTGGACTTGCTACCGCATTTCGTAATAGCAACGCCCTCGGCGGGGCAACCCGCCGGGGGCACCACCTAAAGGGGTATTGATATGCCTAATACACAGGCGATTGGTGTTGCTTATGCGGATCAGGCGATTATCAACGGCTCGCTTGACTCGGCCACGCTCGTTAATTCCAACGTGCGTAGCGGGTTTAGCGCAGCGCAGCAGGGCGCAACGATTGCTACGACCGGCAACAGCGACGTGTTTGTCGTTGCTCCGGTATCGGGCGTTTTGTCGGCTGCGTGGTTCTCTGGCGTTGATGCGCTGGCTGCAAGTAATACGGACTACATTACGTTCTCTATCACCAATCTTGGTACGTCTGGGTCGGGCACCGCAGCCATGTTGGCGGCGACCGATGCTAACACCACCAAGTCAACGGGTGGCACCGCTTTGACTGCTAATGCTCGACGCGTATTGTCGCTGAACGGCACGGCAGCCAACTTGGTAGTGGCAGCTGGTGATCGTCTCCGTATCCGCGCTGCGGCAACGGGCACGCTTGCCAACACGGTCACGTTCCCGGTCTATTTGCTCAACTTCAGCGTCTCGTAATATGCCGAATATCTATCTTCGCCACCCCAAGCACGGGGAAAAGGTTGCGATTTCCTGGCTGGAAGCGAGGGAAGATATGGAGCACGGATGGGAAGAATTTGACCCATCCGATTGTGATGATTCAGAATCTCCGGCGTCGTCAGAAATGGCGGCGTCGGAGACTTCTGACCCTAATGCGTTGAGAACGCGCCGCCGCCGTAAGGAGTAGTTAATGGCCACCACCGCTGCAGATCAGATCAACGGTGCGCTGCGTCTGATCGGAATGTTGGCGGAAGGTGAAGTGCCTTCGGCCGCGACGTCGCAGGATGCCCTTACAGCGCTCAACCAAATGATTGATTCGTGGAACACGGAGCGTCTGTCCGTGTTCTCCACCATCGACCAGGTATACAACTGGCAACCCAACATTCGTACGATTACGATGGGCCCAACCGGCACGTTTGTGGCCGAGCGTCCTATCCTGATGGACGACGCTACCTATTTTCGTGACGCCTCGACCAACGTGTCGTACGGCATCAAACTGATTAACAACGAGCAATACAACAACATTGCCGTTAAGACCGTAACGTCCACGTATCCGCAGTTGATGTGGGTCAACATGACCTACCCCAACGTGGAGATTTACGTTTATCCAGTACCCACTAAAGTGCTGGAGTTCCACTTTGTGTCGGTGCGCCCGTTAACGACGCCAGCGGCGCTCGATACTGATCTGACGTTCCCGCCGGGTTACTTGCGCGCGTTTCGCTACAACTTGGCTTGCGAGCTCGCACCGGAGTTTGGTGTAGAGCCGTCGCCGCAAGTGCAGCGCATTGCGATGTACAGCAAGCGTAATTTGAAGCGCATTAACAACCCGGATGACGTGATGGCAATGCCAGCAGCGCTACTCGTCAACCGTCCGCGCTTTAACATCTTCACGGGCAACTTCTAATGAAGACGCCGATCCTCGGGTCGTCGTATGTCATCCGGTCGGTCAATGCTGCCGACAACCGGATGGTCAACCTTTACCCAGAGGTTATTCCCGAGGGGGGCAAGGAGCCTGCTTATCTGCAACGCTGCCCCGGCATGACATTAAAGGTCACGTTGGGAGAAGGGCCAATTCGCGGCCTGTATTCGTTGGGTAACTATCTCTACGTTGTTTCAGGTAACGAGTTCTATCGTTTAGACAGCACGTTTACGTTAGAGAACTTCCTGCAACTACAGGACGATTTTTTCATACTGTTAGAAGATGGCAGTAAGATTTTGCTTGAAGCAGGCAGCGTTACGTCAATTGGGTCTATTAGCGGCTCTGGCCCGGTATCTATGGCCGATAACGGCACGCAAATTTTTATCGCCGCTAACCCTGACGGATATATCTACAACACGGATACCGACATATTAGCGCAAATCACAGACCCGGATTTCCCCGGCGCAGTGACTGTTGGCTACCTTGATGGCTATTTTGTATTTAACGAACCAAACTCGCAGCGCGTTTGGGTGACGCAGCTGCTTGACGGTCTGTCGGTGGATCCGCTCGATTTCGCCAGCGCCGAAGGTTCACCGGACGGTTTGGTGTCGTTGATTATCGACCACCGCGAAGCATGGCTGTTTGGCACTAACAGCGTTGAAGTCTGGTATAACTCAGGCGATCCGCTCTTTCCACTGACGCGCATTCAAGGCGCGTACAACGAAGTTGGCTGCATTGCACCATACTCGGTAGCCAAGATGGATAACTCCGTTTTTTGGCTCGGCGCAGACGCTCGCGGTCAAGGCATCGTATACCGCGCGGAAGGGTATCAGGCGGTGCGCATTTCAACGCACGCCGTTGAGTTTGCAATTCAAGGCTACAGCAACCTTGTCGATGCGGTGGCGTACACGTACCAGCAGGATGGTCACACGTTTTATGTGCTGAACTTTACGGATGCTGATACGACATGGGTGTTTGACGCGGCTACGGGCGCTTGGCACGAACGGGCTGGTTTCCGTAACGGCGACTTTAAGCGCCACCGTGGCAACTGCCACGCACGGTTTAATGGCGTGCCGATTATTGGCGATTACGAAGATGGGCGCTTGTACCAGTTTGATTTAAGCGTGTACTCCGACGCTGGGGCTGTGCAGAAGTGGCTGCGCTCTTGGCGTGCGTTGCCGACGGGCGGCAACAACTTGACTCGCACCGCGCACCACGCGCTTCAGATTGATTGCGAAAGCGGCGTTGGTTTGAACGGTTACGGGTTCCAAGACGAACTGCTCATGGGCACTGAGTCGCTTGAGATAATGCAAACCGAAAGTGGGCAGAATATCCTGCTCGACTTTATACCTGTAGTCGGCGCTAACCCACAGTTGATGCTGCGTTGGTCAGACGACGGCGGCCACACTTGGAACGGCGAGCGCACCGCGTCCATGGGCAAGATTGGCGACTACGGCACTCGCGTCATCTTCCGTCGTCTTGGCATGACTACCAAACTGCGTGACCGCGTGTACGAGATTAGCGGCACCGATCCGGTCAAAGTTGCAATCATGGGCGCCGAGTTGCAGATTAGCGGTACGGCATCGTGACGCAAAACATTACGCAAATCCCTGCTCCGCGTGTGCCGTTTATTGACGAGCGCACCGGCCAGATTGCGCGTGAGTGGTTTCGTTTTCTTAACAACCAGTTTCAGTTGACGGGCGGTGGTACGACGCAGACCACCATCGCTGACCTTGAATTAACGCCTGCATTAGCGGCTAACGTCGAGGATGAGATGGCGGTTGTGAAGGGTCAGATAGACGATCTGCAAAAAGGGCCGCCTCGGTTTGAGCCGGGTCTTATCAACTACGGTTCGTTCTTTTCAACGCAAACTCAAGCGGCAACGGTCATCAACACGGCCTACGCCATCACGTACAACAATGCTGATCCGGCGTATGGCGTTTACCGTGACCCAGCCGATAACAGCAAAATTAAAGTTACGCGCCCCGCTATTTACAACGTCCAGTTTTCTATTCAGGTAGACAAAACTTCGGGCGGTACGGGGCGACTGTACATTTGGCCTGCTATCAACGGCACTGCCGTAGCCAACTCTGCGTCACTGATTCAGATTCAAGGCAACAACGCCGAAATCTTTTCTGCCGCTAACTTTTTCTTGCCGCTGTCTAACGGCGATTACTTTCAGTTGTATTTTTCCGTGGATGCGCTGGACGTGCAGTTGCAACAATTTGCCGCCGCCGCTCCAGTTCCGGCCATTCCTTCAATCATTTTGACTGTTATGCAGGTGTACGTATGACCGTTTACCTTTCAGCCTTCGCAGGAGCCGGGGCGCAGTTCTTTACCGACGACGGAACAGTCCTGTCGGGCGGAAAGATTTACACCTACGCTGCTGGCACCACAAACCCGCAAGCAACCTACACCGCTTCGGATGGCGGCACGGCCAACTCAAACCCCATCATCCTTGACTCTGGCGGACGGCTGCCCGAGGACATGTGGTTGACGCAAGGCTTGACCTACCGTTTTGTGTTAGCCGATTCGGATGACGTTCAGATTGGCGAGTACGACAACGTACCCGGCATCAATGACATCTCGGCTGGCAGCGTGGCATGGTCAAGCATCACGGGCACGCCAACAACGCTGGCTGGGTACGGCATTACAAATGGCATTACGGCAGCAACCGCTGCGGCGACCTATGCGCCGATTGCCTCGCCCACGTTCACCGGCACGCCGCTGATACCGGACAACGATACGGTCAGCGCCAACTATGCGGTCGGCTATCGAGAAGCCCCGCAAGTGTCTAAGACGGACAACTACACGTTGGTGTTAGCGGATCGTGGCAAGTCCATCCTGATGAATGGTACGTCCAAGACGCTCACCATCCCGGCTAACGCCTCGGTCGCGTTTCCGGTTGGTACGGTCATTATTGTAGTTAACGTCAACTCGTCGGCGCTGTCCATTTCTATTACGACCGACACACTGACTTTGGCGAACAGCACTACGACCGGCACGCGCACCTTAGCTCAGAACGGTTTGGCAACTTGCGTCAAGATTGGCAGCACTTCTTGGCTAATTAGCGGAGCGGGATTGTCCTAATGGGTGGGGCTACCTTAGCAGCAGCGATTGCAGGCACGACGGGGGGAGCCGGTGCTGGTGTATTCGACTTCTCGTCGGGGTCGGGTAGCGTCACTATTCCTGCCAGCGCTACGGGCGTCACCATTGAAGTCTGGGGTGCTGGCGGTGGCGGCGGTTATGGCACGGTTACGAACATCTTTGGTGAGTTTGCTTATGAGCCGCAAGAAAATCCGGGCGGTGGAGGCGGTGGCGGCGCGTACGCTAAACGCGTGATTGTGCTGACCGCGCCGGATGCTGGCAAAACCATCCTCTACACCGTCGGCGCTGCAGGCAACGGCGGCTCCTTGGGTGACGCCGTAGGTGGCGCTGGCACCCAGTCTGTCGCCTACGCCGGCACTTATGCGCTAGACGAAATGATCGCCACTGGCGGCTTTGGCGGGTATGGCGGTATAGGCATATTCGGCAGCCAGCAAGGCGCTGGCGGCACGCAGACGGGCGGTACAGTGCCACCGTCAGTGAACGGCAACGGCGGAGCGGCCTTTACCCAAACCGGCGCCGCAGGCATTGTCGGCGATAACAGCCTTACGGCTGGTGCTGGCGGTAACGGTGGCGACGCGGTAGAGGGCGGCGATCCGGGCTTGGTCGGCACTAACGGTCGCGTCCGAATGGTATTTACCTTTTAGGTGACACATGGCAGTTAACGTAAAAGTCCTGATCCCGGCCAAGATCGCCGAGAACACGCAAACCACGCAGTACACCGCCACGAACGTGTCGACCATCATCGACAAATTCACGGCGACGAACTACAGCGCGTCGGCGGCTACTTTGTCGGTCAACTTGGTGACGCAGTTTGACGCGTCGGGCAACCAAAACTTGATCATTAAGAACAAGACCTTGCTGCCTTCGGAGACGTATACGTTCCCTGAGTTGGTCGGCCATGTGCTGGCGCCCGGCGGGTTTATCTCGACGATTGCGGGCACGGCGTCGGCTATCAACATCCGATCGTCGGGGCGCGAGGTGTCATGATCGTCCGCCGCGCTACGCTCGAGGATCTACCGGCGTATCTGCCGATGGGGCAGGCGTTCCATGACGCGAGCCCCATGCACCAGGTCATTCCGTTTGACCCGGAAGGCTTTAGCCAGTTCTACAAGTCGGCGCTGGAGAACCCACTCGCCGGCATGTGGATTACGGAAGTCGACGGGCGCCCGGTTGGCATCGCCGGCGCTCTGGCCTACCCCATGTACTTCAGCCCTTCGCACTTTGTCGCGCAGGAGCTGTGGTGGTGGCTCGCGCCCGAGGCCCGAGGGCATGGCGCTGGACAAGCAATGTATGATGCAATAGAAGCATGGGCAAATGAGCAAGGTGTGTCCGCCTTGTTCATGATTGCGTTAGAAGACGAACGGGCACCGCAGATGGAAAAGTTATACGCCCGCAAGGGGTTCCGTCCGATGGAACGCACGTTTTTCAAAGAGGTCGCATAAATGGCCATTAGTACCGCAGCCGCCGTTATCGGCAGTTCAGTTTTAGGCGCCGCCGGCAGCGCATACGCGTCGCGTAAGGCATCTAAAACGCAGGAAAAAGCTACCCGCGAAGCCGCCGACGTTCAGCGCGAGGCGCTGGCACGGCAGGAAGAGCTGTCGCGGCCGTTCCGCGAGACGGGCATCGAAGCGCAGAACGCGCTTGCTCGCATGGCCGGTATTGGCCCAGACACGGGGGCGCCCGACTACGGTGTGTTGGGGCGACCGTTCGGCGAAAATGAATTAGTCGTTGACCCCGGTTATGCGTTTCGATTGAAAGAAGGCATGCGCGACCTTGACCGCCGTTTGTCGGCAGGCGGGCGTATGTTCTCTGGCGGTGCGCTCAAGGCCGGTCAACAGTACGGTCAGGAGCTCGCGTCGCAGGAGTACCAGAACGCGTTTACTCGCGCGATGGAGCTGCGCATGCAGCGTGGCAACGCGCTGTCAGGTCTGTATGGCGGTGGCTTGCAAGCCGCTATGGGGTTTGGTCAAGACGTCGGGCAGTCTGCTGCCAACGTCGGTAACTTGGTCACGTCAGGTGGTGCGGCCCGCGCTTCGGGTTACGTTGGTCAGGCCAACGCGCTCAACCAAGCGCTCGGCACGGGCGCTAACTATTTGATGCAGCGGGATCTGCTTAACCGCATTTATCCGATGGGCGGTGGTGGGGGTACACCGTCTGGTGTTGGCGCGGAAGGCGTACCCTAAGCGAGGTTTGTCATGGCTATTGATCCGCGTATTGCTCTAGGTGTCCAGCCGGTACAGATTCAATCGCCGCTGGAAGTAGCGAATCAGATCGCAGGCTTACGCGCGGCTGAGCAGCGCAACGCGCTGGTGCAGATGCAGATGCGCGAAGCCGAACGATCGCTGTCCGAGCAAAACGCGTTGCGCCGTCGCATATCGACGCCGGACTTTTTTAAGCAGCCTAACGCGCTTGAATCGCTGACCAGTGAGTTTGGTCAAACAGGCGCTGAACTGTTTGAAGCGGTAAGTAAGGGCCGCAAAGCGGAAGCAGAAGCTAAAAAAACCGAACTGGATGCAGAGATTGCCGGCGCTAAAGCCATTGGCGATTACATTGGTGTTGCTAAGGATCAGCGCAGCTGGACGCAACTGTACAACGCGGCAAAAGACCGTGGCATTGATGTTAGCGGCATATCTGAAACGTACGACCCTTTGGTTGCTGAGACTCTGCGCGACAGCTCGCTAGGCTACGCAAAGTATCTTGAGAACTTGCGCGCTAATCGTACGCTTGCGGTGCAAGAAGGCCAGCTAAAACAAAGCCAACAACGCTTGGCGTTTGATAAAGACGTTGAGCAGTGGAAGCGCAACAACCCGGATTTTCAAATTGAAAAAACCGCGCAAGGCCTACTTGCTATCAACAAAAAAACTGGTGCAGTAAAGCCCATCATTTACAACGGTGAAGTTGTAACGGGCGCGGATAAGTCCGCCGACCCTCGCGTTGACGAGCAGAACACGGCGTTTAACGCCAAGCGCGTGCTGAACTCAGCGCAGCGTATTGCCAGTGTCATTCAGCGCAATCCAGATGCTATGTCTGCTGGCGCCCTTGAGGCTGCCGCGCGCGGGGTGCCTTTGATTGGTGAAGGCGCTGCGGCGATGATTCGATCTGAAGATCGCCAAGTCGTCGAGCAAAACTACGAAGGCATCATTGACGCGTTGCTCTTTATGGCCACAGGCGCCGCATACAACAAAGAGCAACGCGAAGCGACGATTAACGAAATTAAACCGTTGTTCACCGACAAACAAGCAGCGCTCGCCGACAAGCGCGGCAAGCTCGCTGAGTACATTGAAGCGGCCAAAATTAAATCGGGCCGCGCGTGGACACCGGAGCTAGATGCGGCGATGAACGTCGTGCTTGGCATGTACGGTACGCCGGACGCTGCAGCTGGCGGCGCGGTGCCTGCAGGCGTAGACCCGGCCGTATGGGCCGCAATGACACCGGATGAGAGGGCGTTATGGCAGCAGAAATGACGCTGGAGCAGAAGAAAGCCATAGCCCTAGCCAACGCGCGATTGCGCGCGCAAAAAACCGACGCCATGCCCAAAGGCCGTGGCAGCTGGTTGGCGGACATTGCTGCTGAAGTCGTCAACCCCAACATCGCACCGTTAGCAACTGCCGCAGGCGCTGGCTTTTT